TGCATCCTCAAAAAGACCGGGGCGGCACATCTGCCGCCCCGCAATCCCATCTCTCGGAGGTGTTACGCGGTCAGGCCGGTGCGTTCACCAGCGGATTCGGGTGCGCCGAATGGTCGTATTCGGCTTCGATCTCATCGGCAGTTGGCAGGCTTTCGCGCTCGGCAAAGCTGGCGCGGACGCCCTGGCGGCCGACGGCGAACGACACATCAACCGTGTCGTATCCATAGAGCTTCGCCGCCTGTGGCATGCAGCTGTCCATCAGGCTGGTGACCAGGGGCAGATTGACCGCGATGCCCTTGGTCACCGCCACACCGAGCCAGAACTCGACGCATGCGCGCCCTTTCTCAGCGTGGTGCGCATTCGGATAGGTGAAGTCGAAGCCGAACACGCTGATTTTCTTGACACCGATGGCGATCGCGAAGGCGATGGCATAGGCGGCGGTTGAATTGAAGTAGCCGAACGGCGGCAGCTGATTCAGCACATCCGCCAGCGGGTAAGCAACCAGACCGGGATAGTCCGGATGTGCACGGCTGGTGTAAATAGGCCCCGGATGCGTCTTTAGCCAGCGCAGCATCGCGGCGATGTTGCTTTGCGGCCTGGCCGCGGCGCGAATCTCCTGGATGCGCACGTCGTCCATGTGGAACACGCGGTCGCAGGCGATGACGTCGCCGACGGCATTGAGCCCCCAGACCTCGTTGCAGTAGGCGCGGCGGCCACCGGCGCGCTTCGCGAGGCCGGTGTACTGGTCCAGCGATGGGCCCATACCGAGGATCGCGACATGTTGCGGCGGCTCGCCGGCGGGCAGCGGTGGCGGGTCGATGACCGGCGGCGCGATGATCCGCGCCTCGGCGCGGACCGCGACGGCAATCAGCGTGCGGCCTGTGGCAAGACCGGGCTCAACGTCTGACTCGTCGCCTTCCTGGCCGTGCCACTTGGTGACTTCCCAGCCGCATTCCGCCAACAGCGCGGCGAATTCCGTCTGCGTATAGTGCCGCTCGTGAAACGCGTACCCGCGCCAGGGAAATACCGCCTCATTTGGCACGCTGGCCAGCAATACCTGTGCAGCCTCGCGCAACGCCTTCAGCAAGGGCCGCGGATCTTCGAGGTGTTCAATCGTCTCGAAGCTGATGGCGGCGGTGCAGGCGGGCAGCCGGCCCGGGGTGTTGCCATTCTCGCAAATGAATGTGGTGCCGTTCGGGACGAAGTAGTGCTTTTGCGCGTAACGCAGCGCCTCGGCATCAATGTCGTATCCGATAACGTCATGCCCCGCATCGGCCAGCACGCTGCAGCCGTAGCCGACACCGCATGCGAAGTCGATGATCCTGCTCTTCGGCGGCAGTAGCTTCGCCGCCCATTCATAGCGCGCCACATGGTCGCGGCGGATGCCGTCGAGCGTGGGCGCAACTTGTCGTTCTCCGTCTTGCATAATTGGTCCTCTCGCCAGGATGAAGGTGCCGAGTTCCACGGCGCCGCGCGGGCGAGCGCGCGACCTATTCCTGAAACCCGCGAATTACGGGTTGGAAACCGCCGACAGGTTGGCGTTGGTCATGACCAGGTCGCAGGAGACGCAGCCGACGGAGGTTACGCCGGTCTGCACCACCAGCGCCTGGACGTAGCGCTTGCTGCCCTTGTAGCCGACGCGCTTGCTGACTTCCTTGCTCACATCGGCGGTGCGCGGCGTGGTGGCGAGGAGGCTGGCCAGCGCTTCGGTGCCGATCAGATCGGCATCCGCCACCGAGGTCATCGTGCCGGTGACATCACCTTCCTTGATGATGACGGTGCAGACCGTGCCGGTGGTGGTGACCGAGCCGTAGTTGAAGACGAACTCGACCGCGCCGTAGTTCTGGCGGTCGCGGACCGGGCCGGTCTTGGTGGCATTCGCGCCGATGGCGGCGGGAATGATGGCGCACATGGTCTTGATGTTGCTGTGCAGGTCTTTGTTGATGTTCATGGTCGTTTTCCTTTCGGTAGGTTCGGTGGGTTCGCGGGTGTTTAGGCCGAGAACTTGATGAACTTGATGGCTTCGAAATTGACCACGCCGCCGCCGGTGCGCTTGGTCGTGTAGAAGACGACGTAGGGCTTGGCGGTGAACGGATCGCGCAGGGTGCGCATGCCGAGGCGGTCGACGATCTGGTAGCCTTCGTTGAAGTCGCCCAGGGCCATCGACAGGCTGTCGGTGGCAAGGGTCGGCATGTCCTGTGCATTCACGACCGGGTAGCCGAGCAGCTTGTCCGGCATGCCGACTTGTAGGCCCGGCTGCCAGATGTATTCCAGCGTGGTCGTGGTCTTGAACTTGCGGATTGCCGCGATGACGGCGCGGGTGGTGACCCACTTGGCGTTCGCCAGGTAGCCAGGCTTGAAGGCCTGGATAAGGTCGAACAGGGGATCGGCCTGCGTGGTGTGGAACGCGCCGTTGGCCCCGGTCTTGACATGCTCGAGCTGGCCCCAGGCGCGGGAGGCGTCCGCGGTGGCGGCGGTGGTGTAGGTGGCGAAACCGCGCGGCTGGCCGACGCCGGTGCCGTTGACAAATGCTGCCGCTTCGACGCGGGCGAATTTGTCGGCAACCTTTGCGGCAAGCCAGGCCTCGACATCGACTGCGGCATCGTCCAGCAGCTTTTGCGTGGCTTTCGGCATCGAATACATCTCAAAGGCCTCGATGCGGTACTTGTTCACGGTCGGCGTGGCGCTGTCGCTGCGGGTGCCGATCTCCGATACCCAGCCGGCGGTCGCTTCGTCGATGTCGGCGATGCCTTCGAGCGCATCCCCCGAAATCACCATCACATTGCTGATTGCGCGGATCGGAGAGAGGTCATACACGCGCTTGACGATGCGGCCGGCGGTGGCCGGGGGCATCAGGTAGCCGCCATCGGAATCGACACCGGCGGACAGCGCCTTGCGCTCGTCGGCCGAGAGGAAGTCGATGGAGGCCTTGCGCGCCAGGTTGAAAAACGCGCTCTTGTAGGCCTTGTATTCGTCTACGGTCAGGTCGGGAATCTGCGTGCTGGCGTCGGCGCGGCGGATGTTGTTGAAGCTCTTGGTCTCGGCATCGAGCGCCTTGACTTCGTCGCCATCGCCCAGCGCGGGCCGCTGCATTTTCTTCAGCACTTCTTCCCACTCGGCGGATTTGGTGTTGAGCACCTCATCGATCTTGGCGAGCTTGCTCTCCAGGTCGGCGACGGCCTTGCCTTCGGCCTTGTTCTTGAGAATGTCGTCGTTGGTCTGCTTGTACTGGTGCCAGGCGGTGCCCTGCTCTTCGATCAGCTTCTTGACCTCGACCATCGAGATTTCGCCGACGCAGAACGGCAGCATGGACAGACCGGCGATCGTCTCAGGCGAGAGGACGCCGTGCGCTTGCGCCAGGCCTGCGATGCAGGCGAGGCCGATGACCAGGGAGGCCATCAGGAGGGAACGCGATTTTGCTTTCATCTTGCTTTTCCTTTGCGGTGGGGGGGAAGGGGGCGTTACGGTTTGAACACGGCATTGCGGGCGCGAAGCGCGCTTGCCAGTTCGTCCAGCTCCGTGCTGCCAGCGTCCTGCATGGCCTGCAAGGTCTTGAAGCCTTGATTGATGACAATCCTGGCTTCACTGCGTGACAGCCCAGCGTCCTGCATGAGCCGTTCAAATTCTCGTTCGGTGAAGTCGCCGGACTTCACGCTGGCAATGCGCGCCTTCTGGTTAGCGGGGAAGGTGACGAGGCTGATTTCCATCAGGTCGACCTTCTTCAGGGTGCGGCGCGGCTCTTCGGGCTTGCTCCGGGCCGACCATTCCTTGGCGACGTAGCCGATCGACAGGCCGGTGATGGCGGGGCGAGGCGTGGCTTTGAGCGCGACGTAGGTGTCACGGCCGGCGGAGGTGTCGAGCAGCTTGCCTTCGACTTTGAGGCCGTGGCCGTCTTCGGACAGGCCGGTCCAGACACCGACGGGCATCATGCTGGCGGCATCCATGCCCCAGCCGCCATGCTGCAGGAGCATGGCGGGAAACTGCCCAGACTTTTGCGCCGCGGCGAGCGTATCGGCGAAGGCGCCGGGCTGGATCACATCGCCATACGCGTCGACGTTGCCGAATACCGCGCCGTAGCCGGAGAATTCCATCGCGGCGGGCGTGTCACCGCCGGCGGCGAGCTTGACTTCGATCAGGCCGCAGTTGAATCGGTCCATATTTTCCTCACTTGGCGGGGGTGTTGTCCGGATTGCCGGGGTCGGTGGTCATGTTGAGCGGCGTGAGCGGCTCGTCGAGCCCTTCCAGCCAGTCGAGGTCGATCACCTGGCGCGCCTCGTTGCGCGTCATGATTCCGCCGCCGGTCATCTTGACGAGATAGTCGGCGGTGTCTTTCAGGGCGCCGCGCAGCAGGCCTGCGGCGATAAATTTCGGGTAGATGCCTTTGTTCCGGTCGTCCTTCGTCAGCAGCCAGACGCTGATCGACTGTTCGAGCCGGACATACCAGGGCGTCAGGGTATGCACGACGTGCGACAGGAACATTTGCTCGGCGCTGGCGTAAGTCGCCACCTTGTCGCTGACGCCGACCATGATCGGCATCACACGCATGAAGCGGCAGACCTCGGCGATCTGGTATTGCCGCGTGGCGAGATGCTCGGCATCGAGGCCGGTCATCGCCATCGACATGTACTTCGCGCCGTTGTCGAGAATCATGGTCTTGCCGGCGTTGGCCGCGCCGGCATGCTCGGTATCGAGCCAGTTGCGCAGCGCCTTGTATTGCTCCGGCGTGAGCTTGCCTTCGACGCTGATCAGGCCCGGCGGCTGCGCGCCGACGGCGTGCATACTGGCGTGATGCTCTTCGGTGGCAAGACCGAGGCCGATCGCTTCGCGCGCCAGATCCAGCACGTCGAGTCCGTTCACGCCGTCCCAGCTCGGACCAGGCACATGCCAGATCGTTTCCTGCGGGTAGTCCTTCTCCTCGCCGGCCTTATTGCGCACGCGATAGGTGCGGGTGCCGTCCAGCGCACGGATCACGGTGACGTTGGCCGGGACCAGCGGGATCAGCTCGACGATGCGATTGCCGATGCGGTTGATGAAGCTGTAATGCGCGCGGCACAGGACCGCATGCATCATCACGGTCTCGCGATACTCGACCGAGGTTTGCCAGGGGTTCGGCCGTACACTCAACACGTCGTACAGTGGGTGGCCGCGGGCCGGTTCCTTGCGCTTGCCGTCGGCGCTTTCGCGGAACAATTTCAGCGGAACCTGCGCCACGCCGTCGGCCAGCACGCGGATACAGCCAAACACGGCGGAGCAGCGCAGGGCCTGCTCCAGCGTGACGGTCTGCCCCGATTTCGTCAAACGTCCGCCAAATACTTCCAGCCAGAGACGCTCCTGCGGCGAGAGCGTGAGCGTCGATGCTGCTTTGCGCGCCCACGTTTTTAATTTACCCAGCAGGTTCATTGCGCGGTTTCCCAGAATGATTCGCTCACGGCGTCGTTCAGCATCGCCCGCGACATCGCCATGATCAGCATCAGCGCCGGGTCGATCTTTTTCTTGGCGGAGGT